AAATACATTATGCGTTTTGGTAGTAAGAATGGTTTTACTTTAGAGAAAGCCATTGAAGATACAAGAAAATGCAAATGGTTTTTGGATCAATTATTATTAGAACTAGATACTATTAAGAGTTCAGGTGCGGACTCTTATAAACATTCTAACGTTCATAGTTTATTTCCAAAGGATAAAAAATGAATAGAAAGAATGGTAAAGACTATATCTTCTTAAGTAAAGTCAAGGCGGATGTATTAACTTACATAGCTGAATTTGTTAGAGATAAAAAATATTCCCCTACTCTAATAGAAATTGGCAATCGCTTTGGCTTTACTAGAAGTAGATCAAATGCAATCGTAAATGATTTAGCTAGAGCTAATCTCTTATCTAAAGATGAACGCTATCCGCAGAGAAAGATTAAAATAAATCATCAACAACTGGCAAAGATAAGTTCTTTAAAGGTTAATGAAATATATCCGGTAAATGAAATTTGAAAAAATATATTTTTACGAATTCAATGCAAAGTTTAAAGAGATTTTTGACGATGTGGAACTTGCTGCAAAGTCAGAAAAACCTAGAGATTTAAAAAGCATGGAAGTAACTAGTGTTCGCTTTTTAAAATCTAGTATTAAACCGGTAAAGGAAAAAGGAAAAGATGGACAAAAGCCATGATCCTAAACAACAAGTGAAAATAGAAAAGCGTTATTATACTCTATTGGAAAAAGAAAAGAAGTTAGAGGAAGAAGCGCTAAAGGTTGCAGAGAAGAAAAGGAAAGCTGCATTTGAACTTGGAATGAAGGATTTAGAATTTGAAGATATAGCCAGTTAATAAATAATTGGTATGCGTATTGTAGGTTGTAAAATAACTAAGGAGAGAGACATGACTAAAAGAAAACAAGTGGTGGGATTTTATGGATATTACGATTCAAAACTTAAGCGTAGAGTGTTTAAGACTTTATATAAAAAGATTAATTAATTTATGAATTCTTTTGGAGAAAAAGACTGCCAAATGAATATTGACGATGTCAATTATGAAAGTGTCTTTATTTGTTTTTATCTAGCGTAGAAGTATAGGGAGTGTTACAGCTCCCTATATTAATTATCTTGCAAAAGTTTTTGCGTAATTAGGTTTCTTATTTCTTCTTGATTTTCTTTCAGCAATAATCTTTCTTTGAATAGCAGAACGTTTTTGTGATTCACTCATACTACTAGCAACAGATTGAGGAACACACTTAGGATATTTTCTTGATGAACCCTTTTGCCTACCGCAAGGTTGATACATACCATTCTTCTTAGAACGAATATCTACCCACTTTTGATTGAACCATTTATCTAAACCGTTAGCCATTACTTTTTAACAGTTCTATATCCACCACCTTTTTTCTTGTAAGTCTTTACAAGATAAGCATTAGCGTAGGCGCTTGGATATACTTTAAATTTTCTTTTAGTTAATGCTTTTATTCTTGCATATAACTTTGGGTTGGTTGGTTTATTTACCATTGCCATTACTTTTTAACCCCTTTAATTATACCTTTGTTAAACGATGCATAGAATACAGAAGTTCCCCTCTTCTTACCGTACTGCTTTTGCATTTCTTTCATAATCTTTTTTCCTTTTTTACTTAGTGGCATAGTTACTCCTTTGTGTTGTAAAATTGACTATCATCATTCTCTGTTCTCCAACCGTCAGTCTCAACGCTTGGATAATCCATATTAGTTTTATAATCTGGTATATTATCTTTAACAGTAAAATTAGGTAAATTAAATAATATTCTATTGTTTGGCATTAGTGCATAATTTCCTTGCCATTCATCACCCTCAGCTATCTCTAATATATGATGATGCTTATGTTCCGGTGATATTTCTGAATAAGTTGTATTCAATAAATTAATATCTGGTTGGCAGTAATCTATTGAGAATTCGTAATTAGCTTTATGCAATTTATTATTTCTATCTAAGAACTTACATTGAGAAGTAGCTAGCGCATTGTATTCAACAACGCCTGCATAGTAAGATAGACAATCCCAATAAGCTAAATCTTTTAATTGTAAATCCTTAACTTGATTTCTTTTATATCCATCTGCAAAGAAAGCATGAATAGGAAGTCTTGCATAGTTAGCGCCATTAGGAAGTATAATATTAAATAGAGGTGTGCGACCCTCAAGTGTTGTTATAGAATGGATTAAACAATCCTCTTCTTCTCCTATATGTTTTTCTTTATTATATAGAAACTCTAATCTGATCTTTGCTTTCCAAACTGGGATGTTGTGGTTTAGAAATGCCATCGTTATATTCTTTCTCCATACAAATTGTATGCTGACATTTTCTATCTGCGTAGATAACAAAAGAATCTGTATTAATAATTTCTATATTACAAGACTTGCAAAATCCAACACTTTGTAATCTAAATTTTTTCTTAGCCATTAATTTTTGGATGTTTTATAATATTAACTTGGAAACCTTTTAATTTTCCTTTTGATATTAATTTACCAAAACTTTTTTTCCAAGATAAAGTATTATGATTCCAATTATTTTTTTTACACAATTCAACAAACTCTGAACCATTAACAATATATTTTATATTATTATTAGTTATAATTTCATATACATATTTTTTACTTCTACTTTTGCATGAATTTTTTTGACCATTTTTATGCCACTCTTTAGTTCTGAAATGCTTTGTTGCTTTACTACCTTTTAATCCTGCTTTCTTTTGATGTTCTTTAAATTTTTTTTTATTATATTTTTTTAAACCATCAAGATAACATTTTCCACCATAAGTTTGGTTATAAGACATTCTGTCTTTTACAACAGTTTCATTTATAATTTGTTTTTCTAATTGCCATAAATCTTCTGTACTTTTTGATTGAGCAATTATTTCAAATATAAAATTTTTTTTGCCATATTTTTTAACAGCATTATTAATTCCAATACCACTTCCAAAATAATAATCTTTTAATTTTTTGGTACTGTGCCTACCAATATAATATTTATTATTAATTTTATTAGTTATTTTATAAATATAATGAAACATTTACCAAGAACGACAACTCCAGAATCTTGCAGACAATTTATTTTTTGCAGTTGAACATTTATGTCTAGCTCTAAAAGATTTACGTCTTGCTTCTATATGTTTTTTAATTTTCATATTTGGATCGCCAAAACGAACAAGTTTTACTTTGCCATTTTGTTTAGCAAGAACTGCTGATTTCTTTCTTTGACCTGGTGTAGATTTAGGTTTGTTATAACCTGAAAATCTTTCTCCTCTATAATTAATCATGCGTTATTCATCGGTAGTTTTAAACATGATATATTTAAAATTTCTTTTAATGTATATTCTGTTTTTAATACCTCTGTGTATATATCATTTTTAACAATACTGGAATTATTTTTAATGTAAGTTTCACAGCTTTCTTTATTAGGGAAATCTATTTGGCTATTAAATACGGTATATGGAACTTCAAATCCGTTGGTAAATAAAACAATATAAACAACAATAAAATACATATTATCTTTTTAACTTTCTTTTAAATCTAATGACTTTTTTCTTAGGAATGTTTTGGTCTCCGCAAAGAAACTTTGCGATTATATCACTTAATTTTTTGAACATTTTATTCTTTGGATTTATCAGCTAGTGTTCTTGCAACTGATTCAGCACTTCTGCCTACGACATAACCGCCAAGACCAATTTGTAATAATGTCCAAACATCACCTGGCAATTCAAATCCAATAATAGCTCCAGTTATCATTTTAATAATTGGCGCAAAGATATAATTAAATACAAGTACAAATATTAAAACGTACATTAATAGTGGTCTCCAAGATGCTGCGAACCAACCAGCTTTAGCTTCAGCTTCTACTATCTTAGCAGCAGCTTTTAGTTCTTCAGTATTAGATTGTAATAATTGTGTTTGTAATTGTGATTTTAATTTTGCATTTAAATCTTTATCTTCAACAGCTTTATCTATTGTATTAAATAATATTTTAGCAATCGGCGCTATTGCATTTAACATTGGTAACATTTATGCCTGACACTTTCTCATTAGGTTTGACAACTCTTCGCATCTGCTTGGTGTTTGTCTATACCATACTGAATTTAACATTTCATCAGCAGCTTTGTTGTAGTCTTTATTTCTTAATGCTTCAAACATTTTTTTAAATTTAGATACACCACCAATTCCTAATTGGAATACCATTTCAATAATAACTTCTCTTGCAGTATCGCAAACATCAATGCCTTCTAATAATAATTGCGCATTATAAACTGCTTTATTAAAATCTTTATCAAATAAATTTTCTAATAAAGATTTGTCGTATTGAATACCTTCTTCAAAGTCATCATCTTCAGTTAATAGATGACCATAACCAATAGTAAATTTTCCTAAAGAATCTGCATAAACAGTATCTCTAAACCCTTCATGTTTTTTAATTCTATTTTTTAATATCTGATAATCCATAATACATTTACAACCATTTAATAATACGCAATTAATTTCTGCGTATAAAGAATTAATACAGTTACTTGATGCTATCCATTTTTTCTTTACTATTAAAGACATCAACTAAATCTTTAAATGACTTGTAGCATTTTTGATTCTTTCTGCTTTTTTTATATTTGTTTTGTTCAACCGTAAGTTTATTTTCTTGAGATAACTTTTGGTTGTGTTCTAAATCTGATAATATTTTTTTTGTGTCCATAATCATTAACTCAACACCAAGTTGTTTTTGTTTTTCATTGGGAGACCGGTGAATATTGTGATTATTTTTTTTACGATATGATTTAGTTTTAACATCTATTAATCTTATTGTGCCATCTGGTTTGATTGCAACCAAGTCAAAGATACATTGTGGATCAATTGACTTTGCAACCATATATCCTTGTTTAACAAGAGATGAGATAGCTTCATATTCTGAGATTGTTCCAATAGCACTTTTGCTTAGGTTAAAAGTCTTACCAATATATCTGTGATTACCCCTACACTTAGTGTTACTATGAACCATAACACCTTATATATAGTATTCATCTTATCTTCAATATGTTTTAGATGATTATTCATTAATAAATCAATCTTTTGGTCTAATAGCTTAATCTTACCGTTTAATATTAAGATTTGTTCGTTGTTTTTTTGCGACTGCGTTTTCATTTTTTTACATAGTTTTTTATTAGTTGATTTAAATAATCCTTACCTAAAGTTTCATCTAACACTCTTCTTTGAGATAAAGGTATTTTCTCTATTTCGTATCTTAAGATAAATGGAGCTAAACCTTCATTATTTTGAATAGCTTCTGTAGAATTCTTTTTAAAATCATTTAAAATTTGTTCTACAATTAATATCTTTCTTGCATTAGTCTGCTGTTGATATGCTGGCAACTCTACTATTTTTGATAAGCCAATAGCTATCTGTGGAGCTAAAGCATTTTTATAAGCAACATCTAATTCTGGTATTCCGGTAGATTGAAATATTTTTCTTGCTGGTATTCCAAGTCTATCTAATTCTTTTTCAGCAGAATTTTTTGCAGAAATAACTCCTACTCCTGTTAATTGTCTTATTAAAGGTTCTTCTCTTCTAATAGGCGCTGCTCTTGGTATTCCATTTTCATCAAATATAACTGATGTTGAAGAAACAACAGGTGGTAAATTATTATTTAATGGTAATCTTTTTTTTATATTATCTTTAATTGGATTACCACTTGCATCTTTTACAATTGACATCTCAGGATAGAATTGACCAATGGCATCTTGAGCAGTTTGCAATGGAACAAATAATCCGCCAATTGTATCCCCTGCAATTTTATTAATCTCTTTTGTAAAATCTACATTAGGATTAACTCCTGTTACTCCATCAATAAATCTATCAATTAAATATAATCCTGTTCCACCTCTTATTCCGGTAAATACATTAACAAAACCTTTTAAATCCCAACCTGAAAGTGTTCCTTCTTTAATTCTTTTTATTCCATCAGCAACAAACAAGTAAGCAGCAAATGGGTTAAATGGTCTAAAGTCTATAGTTCTGTTTCCAATTTTAAATTCATACCATTTTTCACCAGCATAAGGTTGATGTCTTAAATTATAAGCAGCTAATAACATTCCAGATCCAATAATAGCTTTACTCATTCCAGATGTATTACCTTTAGCAAATGCTTGTCTTTCACTATTAGAAAAATATCTAAAGAAACCTAATGGACTATATTCAGCATGAAACTTTAAAGAGTTCATTATAAATCTTGGGAATGGTATTGCAAGTGAAGCTGTAAAAGGAAGTCTATTTATTAATTTAATAAAGTAATCAGCAATGCCTTCATAAATACCTTTGCCTTGATTAAAGTTTTTTGCAAAAGTAACTTCTAATGCTTTCTCAACAGCAGCAGCAATATCATCTTTTCTAAAAACATTTAAATCATTGTCAGCTATAATTTGTGCCAACTTTCTATTTGAATAATGCTTAGGATTGTTTCTTATTAATTCATCTAAGGAAGATTGAAACACAGCTCTTCTAACAATATATTCTTGCAATCTATTAAAAAAATTAACAAGATGAACTGCCTTTTCACCTTTTGCTAATAAATCTTTTCCACCAGTTTTTTCTACTACGTCAGAACTATATCTTAAAAATAATCTATCCTGTTCTTTTGGAAAAGAAGAAAGAATACTATCAGTTTGTTCTTTAACTAATTTATAATTTTTAGGATCAATTTGTCTAAAAATACTTAAAAATCCTTCAAAGGCAGTCATTGGATTTGATAAAGATTTTTTTGGCATTGCACCGCCACTCATAGATCTATATGCAGATCTAAGTGCAACATCTAAACCTTTTTCTAAAACATCAACGCCTGTTCTACCAATAGCAGCTTGAAAGTTTCTTACTGCGGTAGCTACTTGTCCAGTTAATAATCCTCTTCTAATGTTATCTGCTCTTCTCCAACGACCAGTTGTTGGAACAAATTCATCAGCTCCTGAAGCTGACAACGCTTGGTCATAAGCTGTATTTGCATTTGGAACTTTATTTAATTTATTAATTTTTGCTTGAATAACTGAAAGAGATTGTAATGTTCTACCAGCGTCAGATTTATCTGCGCCAAAATATCTTGCAAATTCATCAAGTTCAATTTTATTATCTTTTAAAATTTTAGTAAAAGTTTGATCTTCTATTCTGCCAGTAACAATTAAATCTGCTATCTGTTCATTTAATCTTAAATTAGGATTTCTTCTTACTTTTCCTGTTATTAATAATTGTTCAGCAGCATTTAAAACATTTTGATTAACCTCTTGTTTTATAGCTGGTCTAGTAATTGCTTGAGGTAATTCAGTACCTTCAAGTGTTCTTGGTTTTGCTCCTAATACTTGTTCAATATCAACTTGTGTTTTTTCAAATTTTGGTGCTTTAATATTTAGTAATTCTTCTTTTGATTTTGGTGGTACATCAATTTTTTCAATACCTTCAATTTGTTCTTTTTGAGAATAAATTGTATTTGGACTTACATTCTCAGCTTCTGCCTTCATTACAGATTTAGTAACAGTATCCGCTTCTTTAGAAGGTTCTACAAATTTATTTACTTTACCTCTTCCTAATGCAACACCCAATAATTCAAAAGGTATTCCAAGCAAAGCACCTTCCATAAACATTTTTTGTCTAGCAGTAAATTCATCATCCTCATTTTCTGCTTTTAAATAATCTGTTACTGGATTTTTTAATGAAGGATATTGTTCAACTAAATTTGATAAACGTTGTTCATAAGGAGAAAATGCTAATTGTTCTGCAAATCCACCTTTAGTAGTAACTTGAGCAATTTTACCAACTTTTGTTGTTGCTTGTGGTATTTTTGTAATAGCTTGTAATTTACTAAGACCAGCATAAGGAACAGCAAATCCCAATAAATCTCTTGCAATAGATAATCCAAGATTAGATGGTTCTTCAATTTGAGGAAGTTTAACATCTTTTAAAGGATCTCCTGGTAGTAAAAAATTCAATACATCAATAGAACCTTGAGCAGTATCTCTTGCTGCACCAACTGTAACATTTTTTAATTCTTTAATAAATTTTTTATCGTAATCTTTATATGGATTATAAGTTACATCAATGACAGGTTTTGTTTTTGGTATTTCTGGTTCTTTAATTTCATCTGCTTTTTTATAAAGATTAACCATAGACTCTATTAAACCTTTTGAAGGTTCTGGAGCTTTTGTTTCAAAAACATCTATAAAAGATTTTTCTTTATCAAAAACATCTACAAATTTTGATGATTGTTTTTTATCATCAAATACATCTATAAATTCTTCTGCCATTATTGTATGTTGTATTTTTCTTTATATTTTCTAATAATATCATCTTCACTAAATGAAGGATTAGCAGCTTTATTTTTTGAAACATATTCTTCTAATGTAGGAATATTACTTGTTGTTTTTTTACCTTGAGTAATAGTAGTTTGAGGTTGGTTTAAATCAATACCTGCTTGAGAAACAATATCTTGATTACCTGTAATTTCTTTATTGTATAAATCTTGTTCAACTTTTGAGAGAGTTTCAAATGCATCTTTAAATTCAGCTTTGTTTAATCCTTGTAATTTCTGCGCAACTTTTAATGCTTCACCACTAATCGTTGGAGTTTTAGGAGTTAATAATAATTTCATTGTTTCTTTTGGAAACGCTTTAAACAAAGGTTTGTATTGTTCAGGAACTTTATCAGCAAACTCTTCAATTGCTTTTTGTTGTTCTTGTTCTTTAGTTATTCCTCTTACTGTAGAAGATACATTTAATCCTTGAACAAAAGATGGTAATATAGATTCACCAATGCCTTGACCCTTCATACCAGCTGATATTAAACCTAATCCTGTTAATGCTTCTGGACTGCCAAGCAATCCCATAAGATTTAATGTTTTTTTAGTTTGGTTATCAGATAATAAAGATGCATCAGTAGTATCTGTTGTTGATGTGCCAAACATTTTTTTTAATAAATCTTGTAAATCTTCCATTATATTAATCCTCTCTCTTGTAAGAACTGGCTATAAATACCAGCGCTTGGTTGTGTTATTGGTTGTGGTGGTGCTAATAATCCTTGCGGATTTAAAATATTACTTATGTTACTTTTAGCTGTATTATAAGCATTAAAAATACTTCTACCTGTTCCGTATTGAGGAACATTACTGCTTGGAATATTCATGTCAACTCCAGGAACTTGTGGTTGTGGTGTTGCAATTCCACCTAATAAAGCTGCTTGACCCAAAGTCTTTGCAATATCAGCAGGAGTTTTTGGAATAAATGCACTTACAAAATCTGTTGAAGGAAATAATCCTTGAACATTAGATGCAATAGAACCTGATAATGGAGCTAAACTTCCGCCTACTCCAAGTAATCCTTGTGTAGCAACTGGTACTGCACCTTCAGCTATTGCAGCTGCGCTTAATTCTGGAATACTTCCAAATAAATATTGACTAAAAGATGGTGTGCTAGAATATAATGCTGCAGCTTCTGCGCCTGGAATATAACCTAATGATCCGGCAGCTGCTATATCAGCTCCTAATATTCCTGCTCCGCCTGCTTCTATTCCTGCTCCATAAAATAATTCTGGTGATAAATAAGGTGCTAAAAATACTCCGCCTATAATTGCAAGTTCTGGATTATCAACTACTGTTTCAACAACATCACCAACAACATCAGCAACACCTTCTACAACATCACCAGCTGCATCTGCTACGCCACCAACTACATCACCGATAGCATCAACTACTCCACCCATATTATAATAATCCTAGTAATCCTAAACCAAGTCCACCTAAGCCACCGTATAAAGCTCCAGATCCTGCTGACATTCCACTAAATATACTTGGTAAAACTTGTGAACCTACTAATGCTCCACCTAATCCTAAAGTTAATGGGTTAGATTGAGTTTGTGTATCTGTTATTCTAGTAGGCAATCCTGAAGCAATCGGAGTAACAAGACTTGCATATTGTTGTAATGCATTAAATGGTGCTTGTTGATATTCTCTTTGTAATTGTTCTAATTGCTGACCAGTTGTAAATAAACTTGGAGTTCTTTGAGCAATGTCTAATTGTCTTGCTCTTTCTTGTCCATATTCTTGAAACGCATAAGGTAAAGCTCTTTGTGCTACAATGTCTGCAACTTGTTGTTGAGCTAATGGAGAAGTTGGAGTTCTTCCAGCTCCACTAAATTGTTGA